AGGGAATCCAACTTCGGATATAAGCTGAAATATGCCTTCCATAGTACCCCTCCTGTACTATTTGTATTTAGCGAATCAGATAAATATTAAAAACAGGAAGGTACCCAATGGCTGTAGTTCAAATAAGCAAAATTCAAGTAAGACGTGGTCAAAAAAATCAAGGCACTGGTATACCACAATTAGCTAGTGGTGAGTTTGGTTGGGCAGTTGATGCACAAGAGTTGTATATAGGTAATGGTGCGGTTAGTGAAGGTTCACCTGCTGTAGGTAACACTCAAATTTTAACAGATAGTACTGACTTATTCTCTTTAGCTGAAAACTACACTTGGGAAAAAGATAAAAGTTACATAGTTACAAATACTAATAGAACTTTACAAAATAAATTAGATGATTTTGTAACCGCAGCTGATTTTGGTATGACTGGCGATGCTTCACAAGATGCAACAGTATTATTACAAAACGCTCTAGATCAACTATATTCGAACATAGATAAGACAAGCGAAAATAGCAAAGTTGTTTTATACTTTGCTCCAGGAATATATACTGTTAATGCAACTATATATGTACCATCTAGTGTTAATTTAGTCGGAGCTGATAAATCTTCTTGTATAATTCGTAATACAACTGCTAGTACAGTCGCTTTTAAAACTGTAAACAAAGATAGTGGTATCGGTTCGTATGCAGATCATTCAACAACCACTAGTGAAAATCAAAATCAAAATATTTCTATAAAAAATATCAGTTTAGAAACAACACAAGAAAATATATTGCTACAAATTGATAGTTGTAAAAATGCTGTTTTTGAAAATTTAAACTTTCTAGGTGCATGGGACTATACTACTACTGGCATAGACAGTTCTAATTGTGCAGTTGTATTAAATAATCTTACAAGTTTAATAGCGAGTGAAGATATCTTGTTCAAAAACTGCAAATTTAAATCTTTCTCTTATGGCATTTACAGTGACTGGGATATTTTAAATAACGTTTGGAACAAGTGTGAATTTGAAGATCTAGGCGTTGGTATCGGTTTGGGCGTAGGGAATACTACTCTTAACGCTTTAGAAAACAGTGGTAAAAAAACAGGCGCGACCGGTAATATAGTATCAGAATCTAGTTTCTTAGATATTAGCCAGCAGGCTATATATGCAAAATTTGGACAAAAAAATACCAGTATGCAAAATAGGTTTACTAGAATAGGCAACAACCAAGGTGTTGAGTACGAAGCACAACATCCTATACTGCAATTTGACCAAACTAAAAATCAAAGTATAGATGATATGTTTAGCAGAACTGCTATACTCAGTGCAGATTCTACTTACTTTGTAAATCCTTATATAAGCGAAGTAAAAGGTCCAATTAATTGTTCGTATAAAGGAACATTTATTCCAGCAACGGTTACACAGTCTACAACTGCACAAACTAAATTTAGGTTATCAACTGACTTGTCTGCGAGCAATACTTCAACACACTATCAAGTTGATTACACACTTAATAGTTCTGTGTACAACAGCATACGGTCTGGTAAACTTTTTATTGTCCATAATTCAACATCTAATGCAGTCACACTATCGGACGAGTATGAGCATAATGGCGATGCTGACAAAGAAGATGCTATAATGTTTTCAGCTGCACTTGCTGACGTAGACGGAAACAGTGAAATAGAAACTATAAATGTTTTAATAAAGAGCACTATGCCGAGTGATGATCAAACTAATTTATCTTATCAAATAAAATTACTAAAATAGTAGCAGTTTGCCATTATAACATATTTTAACTAAATTCAAAATCCAGATACATAGTATACTTAAAGAAAAAGTTGACTAGAGCGTCAAAAAAGCTTATAATATATAAAAATTTGGAGTTGCTATGAATCGAGATATAATGATTATAAAACGTGATGGTTCTCGAGAACCACTCGACATCGAAAAAATTCACTTTGTTGTCGAGAATGCTTGTAACGGGCTAGCCGGAGTGAGTAGTAGCCAGGTAGAAATGAATGCAAACATTCAGTTTTATAACGGTATGTCGACAGGAGAAATTCAAGAAGTACTAATACGCAGTGCAAGTGATCTAATTAGTTTAGAAGCACCTAATTATCAATATGCTGCTGCAAGACTATTAAGTTACGGCTTGTATAAGCAGGTCAATGGCCAGTACGAAAGTATGTCCTTGCAAGAAATAATCGAAAAAAATATACAAAAAGGTGTATATGACAGATCTATTTTAGATCTGTACTCTACAGAAGAAATAGAAAGGCTTAATAGTTATATTCATCACAGGCGTGATGAGAATTTTACTTACGCTGGATTGCGTCAAGTAGTAGACAAGTACCTAGTACAAGACAGATCAAGTGGCGAAATTTTTGAAACACCACAGTTTATGTACATGATGATTGCAGCAACACTATTTGCGAATTATCCAAAAGAAACAAGACTGCAATATGTTAAAAGGTACTACGATGCAATTTCTCTTTTCAAAGTTAACATTCCTACTCCCGTTATGGCAGGAGTTAGAACGCCGCTTCGTCAGTTTGCAAGCTGTGTGCTTGTGGATAGTAACGACACTTTGGACAGTATCTTTTCTAGTGATATGGCTATTGGTAGGTATACTGCTCAACGTGCTGGTATTGGCATCAATGCTGGGCGCATTCGCGGCGTTAACAGTAAAATCCGTGGCGGAGAAGTTGCGCACACTGGTGTTGTTCCGTTCCTAAAGAAATTTGAATCTACCGTACGCTGTTGTACACAAAACGGTGTGCGTGGAGGAAGTGCTACAGTTCATTTCCCGTTGTGGCATCAGGAAATAGAAGATATTCTTGTGCTGAAAAACAACAAAGGCACAGAAGATAGTCGTGTTCGTAAGCTCGACTACTCAATTCAACTTAACCTTACAATGTATGAACGTCTTTTAAGTGGGGAGGACATTACGCTATTCTCCCCACACGATGTACCTGGTTTGTACGAAGCATACTTCGGCGATCCAGATGAGTTCGAAGCCCTATATACTAAGTATGAAAACAGTCGATCAATTCCAAAGAAGAAAATTCCTGCAATGGAACTGTTTTCTGAACTGATTAAAGAACGTGCCGAAACCGGCCGTATTTACATTATGAATGTAGACCACGCTAATACTCACAGCTCTTTTCTTGACCCAGTGTTTATGAGTAACCTGTGTCAAGAAATTACACTACCAACTACTCCACTAGAACATATTGACGATGCTGATGGCGAAATTGCACTATGTATTTTAAGCGCAATTAACGTTGGAGTCATTACTGATTTAAGTGATCTAGAACCTCTCTGTGATTTAGCTGTACGGGCACTTGAACAAATTATTGACTATCAAAAATATCCAGTAAAGGCTGCTGAAACCTCCACTAAGGCTCGCCGGTCGCTAGGTATTGGTTATGTAGGACTTGCACACTTCCTTGCAAAAAATAAAGTATCATACGAGGATAATGAAGCAGCGCAACTAGTGCACAGACTTACTGAAAGTTTCCAGTACTATTTGTTGAAAGCTTCAAACCAACTAGCACAAGAACGTGGCGAGTGCGAATACTTTGACCGCACAAAGTATAGCAAAGGCATTTTACCAATCGACACCTATAAAAAAGATGTTGATGAAGCAATTGGTAACGTAGAGCTAGAACTTGATTGGGAAACACTACGAGAAGATATTACAACTTGGGGATTACGACATAGCACACTTTCGGCACAGATGCCAAGTGAAAGTTCTAGTGTTGTTTGTAATGCTACAAATGGCATTGAACCTCCTAGAGGATATTTAAGTATCAAGAAAAGTAAAAAGGGTCCACTCAAACAGATTGTGCCTCAATATCAATCACTTAAACAGCACTACACATTGCTTTGGGACATGCAAGGCAATGCTGGATATATTAAAATTGTAGCAGCTATGCAAAAGTTTTTTGATCAAGCAATATCTGCAAATTGGAGTTATAATCCAGTACAATACCCGGACAACGAAGTACCAATGAGTGTAATGATGCAAGACTTACTAACTACCTACAAGCTTGGTTGGAAGACAAGCTACTATCAAAACACTTACGATTACAAAGTTGACCCTTCTGAGATAATCGAAGAAGAGCCTAAATTAGAAGAAACAATTATTATTTCTTCAAATCAACCCGAGGAAGATGAAATGTGTGAGGCATGCGCAATATGAGCAAGACCGTATTTAATCAAGAGAAAGTAGACTTTACTAAACAGAATATGTTTTTTGGTGCTGAGCAAAACACTCAGCGTTACGATGTGTTTAAGTTTCCTGTGTTTGATAAATTAAATCAAACTATGCTAGGATATTTTTGGAGACCGGAAGAAGTTAGCTTACAAAAAGATCGAGCAGACTACGCAAACTTTAGACCAGAACAAAAACATATTTTTACAGCTAACTTAAAGTATCAGACTCTACTTGATTCAGTACAAGGACGTGGGCCTTGTCTAAGCTTTTTACCTCATGTAAGTATTCCTGAGCTAGAAGGTTGTATTGTAACCTGGGACTTCTTTGAAACCATTCATTCACGTAGCTATACACACATCATGAAAAACATTTATGCTGATCCAAGCGAAGTGCTTGACACTATTCTCGAAGATGATCGTATTATTGAACGTGCAGTATCAGTTACTAAAAACTACGATGCGTTTAATGAAGCAAGTGACAATTGGTTCCATCATAAAAAAGGTTCTATGCGCGAAGTGAAGAAAAAACTTTACTTAGCAATGATGAATGTAAACATTCTCGAGGGCTTACGCTTCTATGTTTCATTTGCATGTACTTTTGGTTTTGGTGAACTTAAAATGATGGAAGGTAGTGCTAAAATTATTTCACTTATTGCTCGCGATGAAGCACAGCATTTGGCACTAACTACGCATATTTTAAAACTATGGGCACAAGGTAAGGACGATCCTGAAATGGTGGAAATTGCTAAAGAATGCAAGGAAGAGGTTTACGACATGTGGCGCGAGTGCGTAGCAGAAGAAAAAGCATGGGCAACTTATTTGTTTAAAGATGGTTCTATGATTGGTCTTAACGAAACACTTCTACACCAATACGTAGAATACATCGCTAACCGTAGACTAAAAGCAATCGGCTATGATGCTATTTTTGATGCTCCGGTAAATACAAACCCGCTACCGTGGACACAGCATTGGTTAAGCTCTAACACACTACAAGTGGCTCCACAAGAAACAGAAGTTGAGTCATATATTGTGGGTGGCATTAAACAAGATGTAAATAATGATATGTTAAAAGGATTTAAATTATAATGCTTATCGAAGCACCATTTAAAACAGGAGACACAGTGTCTCTAAAGTTAACTAGTGGCGAAGAAGTTGTAGGTAGATTTGATACTACTGTCGACGGCAATGTTACACTAATAAAACCTATGATGCTGGTTATGCAACAGCAAGGCTTAGGATTAGGACCATTTATGTTTAGTGTAGCACCGGACACTAAATTTCAATTTAGGTCAAACTCTATTAGCTGTATGGCTAAGACAGAAACAGACATTGCAAAACAATATACACAATCCACTACCGGCATTGCGCTACCTTAGAAAGGATATATAATGGAAGTAGTAATATGGAGTAAAGACAATTGCGGCTATTGCGAAGCTGCTAAATCTTTACTTACACAAAAAAATATAAGCTACACCGAAAACAAAGTAGGCGACACACATACACGAGAACAATTACTAAAGGCTGTACCAGATGCAAAATCTGTGCCACAAATTTTTATTGACGGGCAGCTTGTAGGAGGATTTCGTGAACTAGAAATTTATTTTAATGTAAGACACGAGGATCAATAATGAATTTACATGAACAAATTGTACACGAATTTCAAAATTACATAAAAGAAGCAGAATTATTTGATGAAAAAGATGTAAAGGCTGCTGCTGTTAGGGCAAGAAAAGCATTAGGCGAAATAGGCAAATTAGTAAAAGATCGTAGAAAAGAGATACAAGATCGTAAAAATGACCTATAAATTGGTACAAAATACGATAAATATAACGTCAAAACTAAATAAAAACAGTTTTTAAAATGGAGGGAAAACCAAATGAAAACTATTATTACATCCGTGGCTGCTGCTGCGGCTATTACTGTCGCTGGTGTTGCTAGCGCACAAGATCTAACAAGTGGCGGCGGCATGTCTCCGTATGTTGGAATTGAACACACTACTACACCAGACGCTGGTTGGTGGGACGGCGATAGTGCTACAGAAATTACTGTAGGTGCTACTGCTGATCTTCCATGGAATCTAGCAATGGACGGTTCTGTTGGATTTGTTAACGCAACTGATCTAGCGGCTGAAGAAGCTGACACATCTGCTTGGGACATGGGCGGATTTGCACTTGGCGGCGCTGAGGTAACTGTGTCTTACGAAATGCCAAATGGACTAGAAATATACAGCACCACAGCTTTTGATGCTGCTTTTGATCGTACAAGCACATCTGTTGGCGCTACATGGTCATTCTAATATAATTAATAGTTGACTTTTCAAAGCTGCTCCTTTATACTTTAAACAGTTGAAGGAGCAGTTTTTTTATGACTATGTCATTGGCCAAGGGCCTTTCTACAACAAACACTAAAAAACGTAAGACTCGTGGTCTTACCAAATATGATCGTGCTGCGGCAGCCGCACATGACAAATGGCTGCGCAAGATGGGTACACACCCTGATCAACTCAAGGCTCGCAAGAAGAAGCCTGTTAACACACTTCCATTCGAACGTGATCGCAGTCACGAACGTCAAGGCAACACAGCACCTAGCGCAGGTGTAGGCGCAGGCGGTCACGCAGCACCAGCAGAGCCTAAGACCTACAACGGTGCTCGCAAGCTACTAGGTATTGCTACACTACACAAGAGCAATATGGTTCCTGTGTTCAGTCAAGAGGACGCTGTTGAAATCTCCAAAATGCGTAGAGGTTGACAGCTTGGCCTAGTGGTGCTAATATAATAGTATAACAATAGCAAAGAGGTTATACCTACAATGAATCAAGCGTTCAAAAAGCACATGGAAAACATGTGGACTGTAAAAGAAATCAACGGCGTAAAAGTTGTTGATCGTATCATAGGTTTCGGTTCTTTACCGGACATTAAACTTCAACTAGCAG